TTTTTACCAGCAATAGTTACAACATACAGTAGTTTTTTAGCTATTCCAGATGTAACTGTTGAAAACTATGCCCATATATGGGATGTTGGTTATGATACTTATATGACAGAGGCAGTAGAAACAAAATATGCTAGTTATTTAGCGACAGGTGGAGCTATGTTTTTACTTGGCGAGAATGGTAGTTTCGTGCAGAGAGATGGCGATATTACAAATTTTATAACAAATATGGGCGGGGGATCGGTTACTGCAGATGCACAAACTACAGGAGTTATCACCGCCACAGTAGCATCTGAATTTTTATTGGCTAATCAAACTGCATCAGTTACATTTAACAACGTAGGTAGATTTGGAAGTATTGGTAATGCAACAATTATGGCTTCTAGTGGCAACGGGACTCATGCAGCAGTTTGGAAAACTGGATCTTTGTCGAACAAACCTACTGCCGCAATAGCCAGCGTATTAGATATCAACTTTTTGGTTGGTCTAGATACACAAAATCCATTTATTGATAACTTGTCAATAGTACTAAACCAGAAATAAAGGCAACTTGGTTGTTAAATAAATAGAATTATGGCTAAACAAATTATAGATCTTGGAGAACAACCGAATGACGGTAGCGGTGATCCGTTACGCGACGCTGGCTCTAAGATCAATTCTAATTTTACCGAAATATATACGATATTCGGTAATGGAACTACATTATATAATGGATGGGTTAGGAATGGCGATCAAATTATACGTCTTGGAGTTAGTTCTACTGCTCCAGCAAGTCCTGTTTCAGGGATGGTCGCGTATGCGGATGGGGTTCTCTGGAATCCTGCAGGAAGCAGTTCTCAACTCCCTTATATGGTTATATACAATGGTTACTTTTGGGCAGCTGCTAATCCATTAAGCGCAGTTACAAGTAATGCAGAAGAAGGTTCGGTATTGGTTTATAAAAATAATGAGTGGACTGCAACAAGACTGTTGGATATGCAAGACATAACTGGCGGACACTATTAAAAAGGTAAAAGATGGCATCATATATCAGAATAAAACGCTCAACTACACAAGGTAACCCATCTCACCTTGTCGCTGGCGAACTAGCATACTCCGCAGCAGATTATGGTACAGTTGCTGGCGGTGGAAGATTATACATTGGTATAGGAACCGAAACAGGTTCGCCACCAGATGCAGCCAATCATATAGTTATCGGTGGTCAATACTTTACAGATAAATTAGATCACACTCCAGGTACTCTTACTGCATCTTCTGCAATTATTACCGATGCTCAAAATAAAATTGACATATTCAATGTTGATAATCTTCAATTAGATGGTAGCAGTTTAAAGAGTACAGATTTAAATGGAAACATCTTCTTAGATCCAAATGGTTCTGGATATGTTCAAATAATTGGCTCCAATGCTTTAATACTTCCAGTTGGAAATATTGCAAATAGATCTCCTTCTATTGCTGGTAGTATTCGTTTTAATAGTGAATTAAATGCGTTTGAAGGATACGACGGAACTAACTGGGCATCTCTTGGAGGTGTTCGTTCAGTTGATAACAGAACATATATTTCTGCAGAATTAACTCCTGGCGCATCAGATGATATACTAAGATTCTACGTTGACAATGTCCTTCAGATGTCATTGGACACAAACAGTTTAGATATTGCTTCTACTGTAACTACTGTTAATATTGATGCAACAACAGCTTCAACAAATTATACAAATGGTGCTTTAGTTGTTGACGGTGGTGTTGGCATTGCTGGTAACTTAAATGTTCAAGGTACAATTAGTGGTGCATCAGTAGGATTTAGTTCTATCAACAACACTCCAATTGGTAATGTTACGCCAAGCACTGGCGCATTTACTATTATAGATGTTGATAATATTAGAATTGACGGCAATACAATAGAGTCTACCAACAATAATGGTAACATTAGTATTCTGCCAAATGGTTCTGGTAAGTTAATTCTAAAGAACACTTATATTGGCGATGAGTTTACTTCTCTCTTAGAATATATTCAAGACGCAACTGCTGGTGCAGTTGTAGCAGGAGAAGGTATTGACGTCACTTATGATGACAATGCTGGTACTGTAACAATTGATGCTGAGTTAGCAACTACTACGAACAAGGGTGTTGCTTCGTTTGACGTAAACGACTTCACAGTAACACTTGGTGCTGTCGAACTGGTTGATAGAGTTGTTAAATCTATTACAACAGATTCTGGTTCTTTAGTACCTTCCACTCATACATTTGAGATTCGCGGTGGCGAAGGCATCGATGTAACACACGCAACCAATGTTATTACAGTAACAGGTGAATTAGCTACTACATCAAATATCGGTGTCGCTTCCTTCAGTTCTGCAAGTTTTGATGTAACAGAAGGTGCTGTTACAATTAAGACTGCTGGCGTCTCAAATACTCAGCTTGCTAACTCTAGCATAACAATTGGTACTACAAACGTAGCACTTGGTGCTACTTCTACTTCTCTTGGTGGAGTTACTCAGTTAGACGTAGACAACATTAGAATTAATGGTAACGAGATTATCTCTACCGATACCAATGGCGATATAATTTTAAATCCAAATGGTACTGGTGCTATTGATGCTTCTACTGCTAGAATTAAAAATCTGGCAGAGCCACAGTTCCCACAAGACGCAGCTACAAAGAACTACGTTGATACTCTTGCTGAAGGTTTGCATATTCACGAAGCGTGTCATGTTGCAACTCAAGCATCTCTTGAAACAATTACTGGCGGCACAGTATCCTACAACAACGGAACTGATGGCGTAGGTGCTTTTCTTACTCTTTCCGTCGCGGTAACAGTAATCGATGGTCACCCACTAAACAACCTTGATCGTATTCTTGTTAAAAATCAAACACCAGCAGCAAGAAACGGTATCTATACTTGGGCAACTGGTGGAACAACTCTTACTCGCGCTGCAGATTTTAACACTGGTGCAGAAATTAATGGTGGAGATTTCGTTTTCGTTGAGAATGGAAATCTTTACAATAATACTGGCTGGGTGCAGACAGAAGAAGTTGTTACAGTAGGAAGCGACTCTATAGTATGGCAGCAATTTGCTGGCGCTGGTACTTATACTGCTGGCTCTGGTCTTGCTCTGGTTGGAAATGAATTCTCACTTAATGTAGCTCTCACTGGTGGTCTTACTGTTATTGGTGACGAATTACAAATTGTTTCTACCGCAGCAGGAACTGGTCTAACATTTACATCTGGTGTATTTGATGTAGTTGGAACTACAGATAGAATTACTGCTAATGCAAACAGTATCGATATTGCTTCAACCTATGTTGGACAATCTTCAATCACAACTCTTGGTACTATTACTACTGGTACCTGGAATGGTAATGCAATCGGACCAGCATACGGTGGTCTTGGTTTATCTTCGATTAGCGCAAATCAATTATTAGTTGGAGCAGCAGGTAATACATATACTACCCTTTCTATGGGTACTGCTGGTCAAGTTTTACAAGTTAATTCTGCTGGAACTGCACTCGTATACGGAGACATTGACGGCGGAACATATTAATAGAGAATTATTATTCTCTCTTTTTCCTTTTTTAAGGTAATGTAATGGCGAATAGAGTCAAACTTAAAAAGTCAGCGATACAGAATAAAGTACCTCTGCTTACAGATTTAGAGTATGGTGAGTTAGCGCTCAACTATACCGATGGAAAGTTATTTTATAAAGATTCAACAAATGCAATAAAATTCTTTCCAGATTCAACTCAGCTTGCATCATATGCAACAATAGCTGGCACAGAAACACTTCTCAATAAAACATTAACATCTCCAACGATCAATAGTGCCACAGCGAACAATCTAACGCTGACTGGTACTCTAACTGCTGGTGGTCTAGCAGGAACTAATGGACAAATACTACAATCAACTGGCATTGGTGTTCAGTGGGTAACACCAGCGTCTGCTTTAACTGTTAGCGAAATAAACGGTTCTAATGTTATAACTGGTTCAGTTAGTAATGTTAGTGTACTTAGATTTGATACCGATTCTGGTTTTGATGTGACAGATCTTGGATCTGGTGCAGTTAAGATTGGAATGAATTCCACGTTTAAGACTTGGGAAGTCACAGGACAGTCTCCATTAGTTGCAACTGGATTAGATACTGTTCGATTTATTGCTGGTACTGGCATGACCATTACCACAAATCCAAATTCAACGCCACAGTCTATAACCTTTAATGCAACTTCATCTGGTAACTCATTTACAACTATTGCAGTAGCTGGTCAGCCAAACGTCGTAGCAGATTCAGGTTCAGACACACTTACTTTAGTAGCTGGTTCAGGCATCACGTTAAGCACCAACTCTACTAATGACTCGATAACAATCACTTCTACAGCAGCTGGTGGTACTGCTCTTAGTGAGAATTATATAACAGTTACATCTTTTGTTTCTGACGGAACTACTACAGTTTATGCTTTAGGGTTGGTTCCCTCTACCGATGAAAACGTAATTGTTACTATAAACGGTGTCGTTCAATCGATTGCAAACTATAGTGTAACTGGATCTAATTTAACTTTTGTAGCAGCTCCAAATCTTAATGATAAGATTGAGTTTAGAATTATTTCTGGAGTTACGACTGATGCATCCCTGCGAGATTTTCAAAAGTATCTTTACAACATTACAACTACGACATCTACAATATCTGGCGCAGATGCGAACTCAAACATATTAACTTATGATACAGGTAAGGTTGATGTCTATCAAAACGGTGTTCGATTAGTTGAAAGTGTCGACTATACTGCAACTAATGGAACTTCTATAACATTTACAACTGCACTAGGCAATACTGACACGGTTGAAATTCTTTCCTATGGCGCAGCTTATATTACTCAGGTTATTTCGCCATCGACGGGGTTAATTTCTGGCGAACAGAGTTTAGTCAATACTACTGCGAATCAGATAGTTGATTCTTACAGTGCAACTGAGTTTAGAACGGCTAAATACTTGATACAGGCAATATGGACAAATCAGGTTCATTGCACAGAAGTTTTGGTAACTCATAATGGCACAGATGCATTCGTGACTGAATATGGAACAATGTATACTGGAGCATCTCCACTGATGACTGTTAGTGCAACATTAGCATCAGGCAACATTAATCTGACAGTATCACCAGCTAATCTTAGTACGCAGATTGACTTTAAACGAATTTCAGTAGTAGCAAGAACTTTATCGTAGGAATAAAAAGTGGCACGAACTACAATACGAACTGGTGATATAACTGACAGTAGCGTAACAGCTGCTAAGTTAGCAACAACTGCCATTACAGATAAACTTGGATATACTCCTCTTCAGGCTAGCGATCTTAACAACTATGTTACGCTAACTGGCTCTGCCACACTTACAAATAAAACCACACAAAACTTAATTCTAACTGGAACTTTAACCGCAGGATCTACCACTGGAAGTTCTGGTCAATATTTGCAATCTACTGGCTCTGGCGTTCAGTGGGTGTCTTTAAGTATTCCCTCTCCAAACAGTTTCACAAACATTGCTGTTACAGGTCAGAATACAGTTGTAGCTGACAGTTCCAGTGATACATTAACATTCATAGCTGGAACTGGAATAACAATCACTACAGATAACACTAGTGATAGTATCACTATTACTGGTAGTGCAGTTAATAATGTATTTTCTACAATAGCAGTTTCTGGTCAGTCAAATGTTATAGCAGATGCTACTAGTGATACGCTAACATTCGTAGCAGGATCTAATATAACAATTACAACAGATTCTACAAACGACAGTATCACTATCAATGCTACAGATAATGTTTCAAATTCTTTTGCTACTATTGCTGTTGCTGGACATTCTAACGTAGTTGCTGATTCTTCTACAGATATTTTAACTCTTCTTGCTAGTTCTGGTATTGATATTTCAACTAATGCAACAACAGATACAATCACAATAACTAACACTGGCGTAACTTCTGTTAATGGTTTAACAGGTTCAGTTAGCGCTCAGAATATAATAGATGCTGTTAAATCTTTAGATGGACCAGCTAGTGGTTTAAATGCGGATTTACTTGATGGTAATGATGGCTCTTACTATCAGCAAGCATTAGGTTATACTCCTGTCAATAAGGCAGGAGATACAATGACTGGTTATCTAACACTTTCTGGTGCGCCTACAAATAGTTTACATGCTGCTACAAAACAGTACGTTGATGATGTTGCTTCTGGTTTACATTGGAAGGGAGCTGTTAATCTTTTAGCAGCAAGTAATATAGCGTTAACTGGAAACACGAATACTCTAGTTATAGATGGTCATGATGCATTGGTAACAGCAGATTCTGGTTATAGAATTTTACTAAAGAACCAGACAACTGCAGCTAATAATGGTATTTACACGTATACTGATAACGGAACAACTTACACATTAACTAGATCTACTGATGCTGATACTTTTCAAGAATTAGAGGGAACTTCAGTTCTTGTATTAGAAGGTACAACATATGCTCTAACTGGTTGGGTTCAGACTAATTATTCTTTGACAAGTTTCTCTGGTCAAACATGGGTTCAGTTTAACTCTGGTGGTGGCGTTGGTGGATCAGATACTTTTAGAACTATTGCAGTCAATGGACAGAATTCTGTTGTTGCAGATTCTTCAACAGATACTCTAACATTAGTAGCTGGAACTGGCATTGTTATTACAACAGATGCAGCAACTGATTCTATCACTATCAATTCCACTGGTGGCGGAGGTGGAGGCTCTGGTGGTATAACTACGACAGTTGATAAATTTACTGGCAACGGAAGTACTACACAATATACTCTTTCATCAACACCAACAAATGAAGACCACACTATCGTAGTCATAGAAGGTGTTGTTCAGTTTAAGGATACTTATTCTGTTTCAGGAAATGTACTGACATTTTCTAGTGCACCATATAATGGCTATAACCTAGAGATTACAACTATTTCTGGTGTTTTAGTTAATGCGTTCTCTACTATCGCAGTTGCTGGACAGTCTAATGTAGTTGCTGATAGTTCCTCTGATACCTTAACATTATCTGCTGGTTCTGGTATTGCGATAACGACAACTGCTGGAACTGATACTATAGGCGTAGCAGTGGACAGTACAGTTGTTACTTTAACTGGCTCTCAAACTTTAACCAATAAAACATTAACGTCACCTGTTCTTGGTGGAATAACAACTTCTGCTTCTGGAAATGTAGTATTTAAACCTGCTACTAACATTTTAGAAGTCCAGGGTGATGGAGCTTCAGTTGATGGGCAGATTCAATTAAACTGCCATGTTAACTCTCATGGTCAAAAAATTGCGTCCCAACCACATTCTCAGGCTGCTACTAATAAGTTGCTATTGCCTGGTGGAACTACGATTGGCAATGCTGATGCTGTTCTAGTATCAGATACTGGTACACAAACTTTAACTAATAAAACTATATCTCTGTCTAACAATACTGTTAGCGGGACGCTAGCTCAATTCAATACTGCTGTGACTGATGCTGATTTAGCAACAATAGCAGGATCTGAAACATTAACGAATAAAACACTAACAAGTCCAGTACTGAATACTGCTACTGCTGATAATCTAACTTTAACTGGAACATTAACAGCAAATGCTGCAGTTGGATCTGCAGGTCAAGTATTAAAATCGACTGGAACTGGAGTTCAGTGGGCTAATGAAAGTGGCGGTTCTTCTTTCTC